TTAATTTGCTATAAAATGTGTGTGAAATTATGCTTTATAGAGGTTAAAAATGAAAATTGATGGTCGAAAAGCACGTAAATTGACTCCAAAACAATTAAGATTTGTTCATGAATTTTGTTATCATACATTAACTGGACAACAATCTGCTTCAGAGTCTGCTAGAAAAGCAGGTTACTCAGATGCTATCGCACGTAAATCTGCTTATGAATTACAAGACCCAAATAAATATCCATTGGTTGCAGAAGCAATCTATGATTTAAAAAAAGAATTAACTGATAAGTATTCTGTTAACATGGATAAGCACCTAGCAAGGCTTGATAGTCTTAGCAAAAGAGCAGAAGAAGAAAAACATTATGCTGCATCTATAAATGCTGAAGCGCTTAGAGGTAAGGCTTCTGGGTTATATGATCCAACAATAAGAATGGAAAGTGCGATTGAAAATTTAACAAGAGAACAATTGGTTGCTAAGTTAGATGAATTACAGAGAAAAGGCATTGGTATAAAAGGTGAAGAAGAAATTATAGATGTTACTCCAGAACCTGATGATATTAAACTTGTTGAGAAAAAAACTGGTTAAGTTTCTTTGTTAATGTCCTCGATGCATTGCACTTTAAAAGTAAAGTATTTGTTCATTTCAAATTTCATAAATGATCTTCCAAGTTCTTCACATTTCACTAAATCATTAAATTTTTCTTGTAATACCAATTGATTACCAGTGTAAACCCAGTTGTCACCATTGAAACCCCAAAGACTTATTACAATGACAAACACCTTCATATGTGTAACCCTGTATATTTTATTTGATCCATCATTTATCTTATCATGAAAGAAAGTAATTTTGTTAAATTAATAAAGAAAAACTTAACGATATATAATTGGTTTAGAATAGAGACTACAACTCAACAAGGCTTCCCAGATCTTATTGGGATTGCACCACACATGGATACGATATTTGTTGAATGCAAAATTGCTAAGGCCAATAAAATTACACTGAGCCCTCATCAAATTTCTATGTGTCTTAAACTTTCTACAATTGCTCCTAGAAAATCATTTATTCTTGTTTTTTCTGAACATGCGAAGCTTATTCACGGAGCGCGTGAAATTTTGTATGAGACATCAAAATGGCAGGAAATATTAGAAAAAGGCGTGCGCGAACCGCCAATCGCGGTCAGTTGGCCAGGAATAATCGAGTTTTTTAAAAAAAATAACGGTTTGTAACCCAAAAAAAGCGCAGAAATGCGCCAGAAACGCGGATCACTTACGATAATTTTTATTATTGTAAGTTATATCTCGGGACGCGAACCACCAAAAAACGTTAGGGTACCTGTAAATTTTGTAAAAAATGGCGGTTTTCAGCCGTTCTGTACCCCGAAAAATCGCCCGTACGCGCACACGCGAGGACGCAAGCGCGGTGTTTTAAATTTTCAGAGAGCAAAATTTCATATGAAACATTTTTTTAAGGTATACCCCCTTTTTTTAGTATAAAAAGGGTTAGGAGTCCCAATGGAAACCAAAGATAATAAATTTTCAAAGTATTCAGACGAAGAATTAAGGCTAATGCTAGCAATAGCCATGCATGACGACAACAATAAGGCACAATCTAGCTTTATGCATTTTGTAAAAATGGTATGGCCTGAATTCATTGATGGCTATCATCACAATATATTAGCAAAAAAGTTCGAAGAGATTGCTTCAGGTAAGCTTAAAAGACTTATTGTTAATATGCCGCCAAGACACACTAAATCAGAATTCGCGTCTTACCTTTTTCCAGCTTGGTTAATGGGTAAAAAGCCTAAAACAAAAATTATACAAGCAACCCACACAGCAGAACTCTCATACAGGTTCGGAAGAAAAATGAGAAACCTAATGGATGATAATGTTTTTCGTAAAATTTACAAAAATGTAAGCTTAAAAGCAGACTCGAAAGCTTCAGGAAGATGGGAAACAAATCATGGAGGAGAATATTTTGGTGCTGGTATTGGTGGTGCAATAACTGGACGTGGTGCAGACCTACTTATCATTGACGATCCACACTCAGAACAAAATATAAATGATACAAGTTTTGATAATGCTTTTGATTGGTACTTGTCAGGACCAAGACAGCGTCTTCAACCAGGAGGAGCAATTGTAATTGTTATGACTAGGTGGTCCGAGCGTGATTTAACGGGAAGACTCATGAAACAACAAGCAGAGATAAAAGCAGATCAATGGGAAGTCATAGAGTTTCCTGCTATTTTACCAAGTGGTCAACCAATATGGCCTGAATATTGGAAATTAGACGAATTAGAAAAGATAAAAGCCAATTTACCCGTTATGTCATGGGAAGCACAATACCAACAAAAGCCAACTTCAGAAGAAGGGGCCATAATTAAACGTGAATGGTGGAAAACATGGAAGAGAGAACAGATCCCAGATCTTGTTCATGTCATTCAAAGTTATGACACAGCGTTTTCTAAAAGAGATAGCGCCGATTTTTCAGCAATAAGCACTTGGGGAATATTCAAATCACAAGATGGCTATAAAGATAATATTATTTTACTTGATTGCATGAAGGATCGCTTAGAGTTTCCTGAATTAAAGAAAGTTGCTTTGGAGCAATACAAATACTGGGAACCTGAAACTGTAATTATAGAAGCTAAAGCGTCAGGCATGCCATTATTACAGGAACTTAGACAAGTTGGAATTCCTGTTGTCAGTTACACACCTTCAAAAGGCAACGATAAACTATCTCGTGTTAATTCTGTTGCACCTGTTTTTGAAAGCGGAATGGTTTGGGCTCCAGAAAAACAATTTGCTGAAGAAATGATTGAAGAATGCGCAGCTTTTCCTTATGGTGAGCATGATGATTTAGTTGATACTATGACTCAAGCATTGATGAGGTATCGACAAGGTAATTTTGTATCATTAAAGGACGATTATGAAGACAAACCATCTGAACCAAAACAATACGTATATTATTAAATGGTAGGGCCAGCAGCAGCATTGGTGCCATTGGCTACAGTTGCAGCAGGAATGGGATTATCCATACCAGCTGTAGTTGAATATTTCAGATCTAACAAAGGTATTGATTTGTCAGGGCTAGGATCAGATGATTTAGTTAACATAGAAGAATTATTTCCAGATCAATACAAAGATACTTTCAAAACATATGAGGACAGCTTTTATACACCATCACCTGTTATAGGAAAAACCGATTTATCTGTTCTCGAAACTAAAAAAGATGATGATGAAGTTATTGATGTGAAAGAAGAAGACCTTGAAAAAATGCCAACAACAGAAATGACTAGAGGTGATGAAGATCCTGATCCTGATGATGGTAAAGGACCAGAACCACCAGTCAAAGACCCTTTTGAATCTATATTTGAGGATTTAGTACAAAGAGAATTTAAAAAGCAATTAGACAAGCTTAAAGAAGATTATAAAAAAGCAGATGAGTTTTTAGCAAAAGATAAAAATACAAAACAATACGTAGAGACCCTTAACCCTGTAAAAATTTATGGTGAGACAGATCTTAGAAAATTAGATTACTCAAATATTGAAGCAGATAAAATAGATTTTGATTTTAATGACAATTTGTTAGATGAAATAGGATCATCTTCTATTACGGAGCTAGATGGCAAAACCAAAGTAGATATGAAAGCTTTGACAGAAAAGTTTGGTTTTAAAATGCCTGATGCAGAATTTGTTAACCGCGCTCTTGAAGGAGACGCAGCATCTAGATTTTGGTACGAGAAAGGCGCTCAGTGGGTCGATAATTTTTTAGAGGGATACTCAGATGAAGATAAGAATAAATTTTTTGATATACTATCAATTACGTCTGGTGGTGTAACTCCAAAAGAAAACCTTAAAATTGCTATTGGAGTATTCTCTGATTATAAGAATGGACGTCCTATTCGAATGGGTTTTCGCCAAGAACAATCACTTGATAAATTTTTAAAATTACCTGATCAAGTAGTTAATACACCTAAGTTTGGTAATTATGTTGATACGTTTAAATATTTTACGGGTCTCACGGACCGCGAACCAAATACCGTTAATGATTTACAAATGGCTAGAATATTTGGAATAGATCCAACGACACTAGCATCAAATCCAGAATTATATGCATTAATAACAAATTCACTAAACAGAATGACTTTTGAAGTCAATAAAACTTTACCTGATGGTAAGAAGCTGCAGCCATATCAACTCCAGGCTTTACTTTGGTCTGAGAGTCGAGGAGGGTCTACAAACTATGAGGATATGGGAAATGAATTAATATCCGAGCTCCAGGAAAAAGGATTTAAATTTAGAAATAATAAACTAGATCCAATAGAAATACTTGATCCGCGCTTCGTGGAAAAGTTACAAGCAACACAAGTTCCATTTAAAGAAGCGGTCAAAGCAACAATAGAGGTAGGTAGTTTCTTGACAGAGGACGGCAAAAAAATTGAGCAGCTTATAAATAATTTTAGTGATGATAAAACATTAATGAATCAAATAAATTTAATTCATCGATCTAACCTTAGTAAACTCATTACCAAAAAAGGAAAAGAACCTTCGATTATGGAGATGGCTGTATCAGCTGTCCTTGGGCAAAAAGTTGATATTAGTAAAATGAAACTTGGAGCGGGAACCTATGATGGTAAAGCTAATTTTAACATAGTCGTCCCATTAACCGTTAAGGTAGGAAACAAATTTGTTGAACTAACTGAACCTCAACGAATGCAGGTGTTGGCGCTACTAGGGCAGCATTTAAATCAAGACGCAATGGCAGCCAGTAACTTTATTATATCAGACACACCGATAGAGGGAAGAAATAGGACAGGGATGTTGTACTATCAAGGTAATTATTCTCAAGAACAGATCCAACAACTACACAATGAATTAGGACTAGATTTTAATGTAAAGAATGTACCTGGTGGATTTGTAGCAGAATTTTTAACTTTTGATAATAAAGCACCAGAGGGGAGCCTTATAAAATCAGGATTTGAAAAAGTATTTGGTGATCAAGCTGAAATGGTATATAACAAAAATGTCTATTGGTCAGGTGACTATTTAGAGAAAACCGATTACAGAAAGATTATAAATGGCCTTCAAAGAAGTATCAGCACAGGAATTCTTAAAGATAACAGGTCTTCCACGTTCAACCTCGACTATCTCAACAGTCTCATCAAGACGATCCAAGCAGTCTCAAAATCGAGAGACGAAAGCTACAAAACCATCCTCGAAAGCAACAAAGTCGTCAAACTCTTAGAAAGCTTAGTTGATAAGAAAAAAGATGGCGGCCTGATAAAAAGGCGTATAGTTATACCTAAATTTAATTTTGGTGGATTAATTGACGTTAATAATCTATAAAAAAGCATGGCTGAAAATAATATAGAAAAAAAGATAGAAGCCGTTGTCGGTGATACCATAGAGGATGCTGTAAAAAACGAGGAACCTGTAGAGATAGAAATTGTTTCTGAAGAGGTGACTATCACCGACGATCCGCGAGACGTGCTACA